ACCGGTGGCGAGCGGGGAATTTGCCTCGAAAGTGGGTCCCACAACCTGAGGAAAGAGGAATTGGGCCTAGGTCATGCAATTGGGCCTTTATTAAATTGGGCTTTATTGTTCTGGGCTTTGTACTGGTATTCTTAAATTGTAATTAAATTGAAATATAAGTATTTATTAATTCATAATGGTAGAAATACATTTTTATACGCTTGTGAGCGTATATACGTCATAGTCATCTTGTACATTTATATCGTGTACAGGAGCCTCGTGCATCATCAGGATATCAATAGTTTCGACCATATCTTCCTGCCGGAATTCTCCTATGGTAGAATCCTTGTACATTATGAGTAACAGATGACGTATTCCTTCCTCAAGATTATTGAAGTCGAATGGTGGTATGATCCCATTGTGGCCGTATGGGATCATGAACTTCCTTCTGGCTAGTGCTGGTGAGGCCGCGGAGATTAATTCAATCTGTACTAGGATTGAATTATTGGCTCTCAGTTTCACATCAATGATGAACTCCATTCCCTTATTGTTCTTGTATTTGATCGTCATTTTTAGTTGTGTTTCCGTAACGTGAGTATGTTCGTCTTAAATAACGATCATTCATGTGGATATATGGATATAAACTATATACGTGTTCTCTTAATTGTCACAAAATTATGAGTGGAGATAATTATGTTGGATAGTTACGTTTCATTGAATTATATGGGTTTGATTAGACTACTCATAATAATATGCATATTATTATGAATAAAAGAAAAAAAAAAGAAATTAAATAAAACAAAAGAAAACAACCATAAACAACAACACAAATCAACTACATATCAATTAAGAAAAAAATGGGAGCGCAGCGGAAAAAAAAAAAGAAGACAAAAAATAAAACAAAAATAATAAAAACAGAAAACAAAAAAAAAATAAATGTATTTCGTATGTAAGTACGAAAAATGAAAAAAAAGAAAAAAGAAAATAATTGGGTCCCACACAATTAACAATTATTAAAAGTAAGAATTGAAAATAACTGCGGTTAATTTTATTTACCATTTAACCCAGGTTAAATGGTAGGGTGAAATGTGTACCAAAGGTAAATTGGTACCAAATGAATTGGTACCCAATTGGTACCCAATGATAACATTGACTAAAATACCCTTATTTCTGTGTCTGGTAGGCGCGTGCTATTGCGCTGAAAAAGTTAATTTTCTCTCTCCAAAACTCGTCGGAGAAGACGATTGGGGCATTTCCGGTCACCAATTTGCGACACGCGCGGCGGTGTGTACCCCTGGGAGGGTAGGTACCACTACGCTACGCAGCAGCCTTAGCTACGCCGGAGCTTAGCTCGCCACCGTTCTAATATT